TCACGCCGCTGTGGGATCAGCAAAATATCCATCAGAACCACCTCCCAACAACAAGAAATCGCATGTTGAACGTCTGAGCCGTCGCGCCGTTACGGATGACGACATTGATTGAATTGGTGCCGTTCGGAATCGCGTTCGTCACGCCGTAATGGTCGTTCGAGCTGTTCGGGCCGGCGGTTGCCGAGATGTTGAACTGAGCATTGGCAAAAGCGATTGGGAGCGTGAGCGTGACCACCGTACCCACGTTGTTCGCACCGATAACGCCAGTTGGGATGGACGCCGCCCCGCTCCAACAGATGAGCGTGCCATCGGCAAACTTCACCCATTCGCCACCAGCATTCGATTTGCGCTCAATGATCGATCCCGTAGGAAGACCACCGGACTGAGAGACGGTGCCCACCAGGTCTGCGGTGGCGGTGTACTTCAACCCCAGCGCTGTACGCGCATCACCGGCGGAAGTAGCTCCTGTACCACCCTGAGCGATAGATAATGCGGTGGTGAGGCCGAGCAACGACGTAATGTCTTCGTTTGCGCCCTTTTTGGCCCGGGCATTCATGCTTGCCTGCAGCTTGCCAAAGGCAGCTAGGATCGAGTCCGTGGCTACAACCGCTGCGGCGGAGGGCATCGAGAAACCATCGAGCACCACAGCCAATACGCCGGCATTGGAGAGATATTTGTTGGTCGCGCCCTCCGGAAGGCCATCAGTGTCGGTCAGATCGAGAGAGTCCCGAACACCGGCCAGCGTGGCGACCGTGCCGAGCACGGCTATCACCCCGCCATACTGGTTGACGAGCGACCTTAACGCGTCTGCTGAGGCTTTGACGTAGCCCTGCATGGGGGCCAACGCATAGGTGCCTGCGGGATCGGTCACTCCCTGGTAGCTCGGATAAATCGACATCGATGTATCGCTGGCCAGGTTGATGACTTCGTACCAGCGCCCGTCCGGCCCTCGAAAGGCATCGCCCGTCCTGCTGTTGGAAATGAATGCAGTGCTGTTCCCGGCTACCACATTGGAATTTTGGACGACAGAAACCGTCCCGGTTTTGTACCAGGGCATCGATTTTTCTCCAGAAAGTGTTTGAGTCAGGCCAGCAATTTGGCGCAGAGGAACGGCCGGTGACCTTGGTCAATCCAGGCATTGAAGGCGAGGCTGTACATCATGATCCGACCGTTTGCGTAATCCACCCCAAGAGCACAACCGCCACCGGATCCTTCGTTGTGGCAGTTCATCGTGAAAGGATTCAGCGACACATACTCACCCGTCCCCAGACTTTTGTTGATGCCCCAAAAATACCTCCGCCCTACCGATAGCTGCTCCATACCGAGATAAGTCCAGTTACCAGCAGCGAACGTCACCACCACTGCCGGCGCTCCGCTGTCATAGACAAGCGCTGCATTCTGGTCCCACAGGCGCAACCCGTAAGATGCCGTTCCCATCGAGGCCCAGGCAGCAACAAAATACTGCCCGCTTAAGGTGGAGTTTACGTTCGATGCCTTCATCGCGAATCCGGTCCAGTTTCCCGGGCCACCTGCAAACCAGACTGATATCGGTACCTGAATGCCGCCAGATTGATCCGGCCTTATGAAGACCAGCGGCGGGTCCTGACTCGTAATTGCTCTGGCAAAGGCCGCCGTCGCGGTATCCACCCCCGAGTAAGCTCCCTTCGTCAGCATGCAAAGCCTGGGCGCATCGGAATCGATTTGCACAAATGCATTGTCATTGATGCTTTGAAAGCCATAGCTCATGTGGCGTACCTGATGGCGTAAGCCTTTGCGACAATCCGACTGGCAACAGTGGTTGCACTTGCGGAAGGATTCTTGTTCCTGACGACAACCTGACCGGCCGATGGCGTGACATAGGGGTATGACTTGCTATTCCCTAAACCATCCGTTTCCGATGACTGCACATCCTGAATCCGGGTCGGGATGATCATGAACACGCAGTTCGCGGGGTTGAAGCCAGGAATGTTGAAGGTGTAAATGGTGGCGGCGCCGCTGAAGTCGATCACACCCTGCCATAGCACCTGGTAAGTGAAGCTGTTCGTGTCCATGGCGAGCCGGCCGCTCTCGTCAAATACACGCAAGCCAAATAGAGCCATTTATTACCCCAGATAACCAAGACGGACGCGCAACACGTTGTTGGCGTCGTAGACCGAAACGTTCAGTGAGTTGATCACCAGCCGGCCCTGCCCTGGGACGATTCCGTTGATTTCCAACGTGCCGTCCTTGTTGAGGATCCAGCCCTGCAGGCCGGCGATGTAGTTAGTGGAACTGATGTAGTTGCCGATCTTGGCGTTGGTGATGGTGCCGTCGGCGATGAACGCCGAGTTCAGGAACGTCTGCCCACCCTGAACCGCGAACGGAACCGCAATGGCTCCGCCCGCGATTGTGTTGACGATGGCGAACCGATCGGCGCTGACCAGAAACTGGCTTTGAAGAATGCCGCTGCTGTTTTCAATCCCCAGCCCAATGCCCGCAGCGATGTACTGCCCCGTCCCGGAGTTGTACTGCATCTTCACCGACCAGCTCGCCGTGACCTTCCCGTTCACGTCGTTGATGATTGAGCTGTTCTGCTCGATCGCGGTCTGCTGCTGCCCGACCTTCGTGCTCAGTTGGGTGAGCTGCTGGGCGGTAGCCTGCTCGTTGGTAACCACCACTTCCTCGAGCAGCGTGATGTTCGCCGAGTTTTCAGCAATCTTGGCGTCGAAGGTAGTGATTCTCCGGGCAGAAGCTTTGGCTTCCGAAGCCCTGACCCGACTCTCTTCGGCAATACTGGCGGTGCTGGTCCACCCTTTCAAAGCGTCCGCCAGTTCGCCCTCTCCGTCGTCATCTCGATAGGCCGCCCGCAACGCTTCAAATGCCGTAGCCTGGGCGGTGACCGCTCCGTCGAGCTCAACGATATCGGCGGTGTTGGTCGCTACCTGTTGAGCCAGGCCATTTGCTGTTTCCACGGTTTGACCCACATCGAGCCAATACGCAGGATTCGGCGGTGGAGTGTCGACAGGTACGGGGCCGGTAGCTTGATAGATGCGCTTGCCGACGACTACAAGGTCGAACTCGACATAGGTGGCGTCTGGGTCATACCCCTTGAGCCCATCCAGCGCATCGATCTGTGCCTGCAACCCCGGGATCTTGTCGATTTCGTCGAGGATGTCCTGCCCCAGCTCCGTGCGGCCAATCTCGCCGGCGATCATTTCCAGAATGGCAGCGGCGTCTGCACTCGACTGGCCTTGAACACCCGTGCCAATCGGGAACCACGGCCCGATGTTGCCAATCTTGTCGACGATCCGTCCCCAGAAATAAAACGTCACGCCGGCGCGTAGACCGAGCATCGAGAAATCACTCTGCGGGTACGCCAGATCAGTCAACTTGGTGGCGGCGTCCAGCTCCGTGGTCGGGCCGTACCAGATCTCTGTTCGCTGGCTGTCCTCGGCGCCGACCGGGAATCCCCACTTGAGGTAGATGCCGAACAACAGCGGCGTGGCCGTCAGATAACTCAGCGCCGGCGGCAACCCCTGCTTACCACTGAGGTTGGTCAGGATCGAATTGCGCCAGATCGAAGTGATGTCGTACGCACTCACCGCCCGCACCCGGGCCACGTAGGCGCCGGCGTAAATGCCGACCACGTCGACGTTGGTCATGCCAGTGCGTTGCAGCTTGATCCAGTTACCGCTGTCCTTGCGCCACTCCACGTCATAGCCGACCGCGCCATCCACGGCAGGCCAACTGATGGTCATCGTGGCCACGGCAAGCCCTTGGACGATCGAGGACGTCGACGCGACGGTCACGCTGGCCGGCGCCGGAACCACGGTGATCGGAATCACGCTGATCGGCCGTTCTTCCAGGCGGGCGCCGGTGTCGATGTACGCGAACTTGCTCGGTTCGAACTGCAACGCGCTGATTTCGAAGTCGCCTTCGGTCGTGCGCTTGGTGCGAAGGACGCGGTATAGCGGGATCGCCAGGTCATCCGCGTCAAGCGCCCATTGAAGTTGTGCCACCGGCGGCTCGCTGTAGTTGGTCGTGACGGTTACTGCGCGGCCGTTAACGCTCTGCACCGTGCGGCCTTCAGCGCGCCCGCCGGGCAGGTTGATGATCAATCGATCACCGGCCCTGGCCAGGGTGTCACGGTCGAGCGTCACCACGCGGCCGGCCGCCGACGAGATCCGCCCGCCAACCTCCCGCCCTGCCAGCAGCGAATCCGCGACAGGGATGATGTATCCCGGCAACGGGATCACACCCTCCATGCCGGTCTTGAAAGACACGGAGCGGTCTTGGTTGTTGCTGAGGATCGCCCACTTACCTCGGCGCTGAGCCTCGGACGCCCGGGTGCAGCCAATGGCGCTCAGTTCGGTCGGCCGGTCGCCGTACCGGCGCTGCAAATCCAGATCGGCGAACGGGATGACGTCAGTATCGTAGTTGTTGGCCGGGTTGTCGTAGCTGACCAACGCCCGGGTGTACCGGGTCTTCGCCGATGCGCTGCCATACGAGAACTTCCCGTCGATGACGTTTGCCCGGGTGAAGACATAGTCGAAGTCCTGCGCGCGCGGCATGTCCGCCTGCATCACCAGCTGCCCCTGAGCCCAGTAGGTCATGCCCCGGTAAATCGCCGAGATGTCGCGCAGTAACGACCAGGCATCAGCCTTGCCCTGCAGGTTCATGTCACAGAGAAAGCGTGGCTCCTGACCGCCGAGCCCGTTCGGCACCAACTGGTCGCAATACTGCGCGATCCGGTACAGCTCCCACTTGTCGACCATGAACGGCTTGATGCGCTTGCCCAGGCCGAACATTTCATTCGTGCAGATACCGTAGGTGATCCACGCCGGATTGTTGGTCCAGGCCGACTTCATCGAGCCATCCCACGTCCCGGTATAGGTGCGCAGGATCGGGTCGTAGTTGCTCGGCACCATCCAGCGCCGGGCCTTGCACTTCACGGTCACGGCCGGAATATTGGTGAACTGCTCGGCGTCGAATTCGATGTAGAGCAGCGCGGTGTTTGGATAGCGCAGCTTGGCGTCGATCACCTCGGTGTAACCGGCCACCAGCATGGTGTCAGCGATCTTGTTGCTGTTCTGGTTCGGCGTCAGACGGCGCACGCGGATCTGCCAGCCCGTGGTGGAGTCCGGCAGATCGATGCGGCGCGAGCGCTCGTAGCGGGTCGTGGTCTTGCCGTCGACGGCATCCACCAGCACCTGCTGATAGGCGCCGCCATCGGTGGCCACGTCGATGGCGTATTCGATACGGTAACCGCCGATGTTGCCCTGATCGTCAGACTGCTGAAGCGCTGGCCAAGCCAGGCGCATGCGCACGGCCGACAGCTGGGTATTGGTGATCGAGCGCACCCACGGCGAGTCGCTGCGTAACTCGATGTTCAGCGACGTCTCGTTCTCAACGGACGGGATGCCCGGGATGTAGGTCTGATCCACGGAGCCCGGGCGCCAGTCCCACTTCACACCCGGGAAGTTGTAGTTGCCGCTGGCATCGCGGATCGGCGTGTTGTCCAGGTAGATGTCGTATTCGGTCGGGACGCTGTCGAATTCGCCCTCGCCCACGGCGATCAGCAGCTTTGCCAGGTTGGTCGAGCGCAGGCTGTCGCTGGCTTCGACCGGCGACTTCGGCTTGCTGCTGCCGCCCTTCTCGCCGTAGATTTCCTTTTGTGCTGCGCCCATGCTTTCCTCCAGGCGTAAAAAAACCGCCTCGCGGGCGGTTTTTTGTTAGTTGTGAAGTGAAATTTCGACTCGCCCCTCATCAATAAGCCCATATCTAACCCGGAGCGCAGCTTCGGCTTCCTTTATGGACAAATGCAGTGGCACCTGCGCGGGCCGTGATTTGGTTGAATCTCTTGCGATAATCAAGCGAAGTTCTTCTTCATGCTCTTTATTAATGAGCACTTGTTTGTCGAACCTGTGGCCAAGATCCATCCGGGTACTGGTCACTTCGCAAATTTCCGAGAACTCTACATGCCAAGGCTTTTTGTCATCATTCGGCAAAACGAAAGCCTTCGACACTTTAGCTACAAACTTAACCTGGTCGCCGACACAGGTTACGAAGTAACGAAAATCATCAATACTCAAATTCTTAACTGGTTGATTGAAGCCATATCCCCAGTCCAATTTGGCCAAGTCAATATCACTTAATTCTAGTCTGACAATTACACCTATCACAGTTGACTCCATTCTGATATTCGCGAACTGCAAAGGGTATCAGATTGGCATCACACCTTGTCCTCGGCCGAAATTGAAGCCGAGATGATCATCCCACCCCAGCGGCGTTCGCCGATGCAAATCGGTACCGGGTTGCCGCTGGCCGTGGTGTTCTTGGCGCTGCCGAAGGCGTAGGACGGTGCGTTTTCGGGGGATGCGCTTTGCTTCAGGCCTGAGGCTTGCGGGCTGAGCATCTGGATTACGCCGCCGGCGACAAGGCCGATACCCGCGCCAATCAGTGGCGCACCAAATGGCGTGGTCGAAAGAAACGTACCGGCAACGATCAGAACAGCACCGACAATGGTTTGAATCAACCCAGCCTTCTTGCTTCCGTGGATGACCGGCACAATACGAATGTCGGTTGCGCCACCCAAGCCAAATTCCGCTTCGCCAACGTTCTTTCGATTGCGGAACACCGCGAAGCGCATGCCCAGTCGATCAAGACGCTGAATTTCCTCCTTGAATCCCTCAAGCGTCGCCTTCAATGCTCGGAACGCTTCCCACGCCTGACCAGAATCCAAGACTCGACGATGAACTCTGCCAAACTTGGCCGCAAGAGACCCGGACAGCTTGATCGTAGTCATCGGCTGATAGTGAGCAACGCTCGATAGCATGATTTTCTCCAGGCATAAAAAAACCGCCCGAAGGCGGCTGATTGCGAATTGATTTACTGATAATCGACATACGGTCCGAGAAAGAAGCCGCTCATGTCTCCACTGATTCGGTAGAGGCTTTCTTTGCCACTTTGCACATTGGCAGAAATCGTACGAATGGCTGCCCCGCCGCACAGTCCGGAGCCAGCGAGACCTGCTCCAATACTTGGATTCCCCGGCGGCAGGTAAAAGGAGGCGCGTTGACCAGTGCCGATTTTCGCGGCCTTCCGGCCATCGACGTACACGACGATGTCACAACCAGATCCAACCATTCCCGAATCCCGGACAACCGTTACCTTGCCGCTTTCGCCGGCTGGCTTGGTCTGAAACGCGTACAGCTCATCACGCGGCACCGGATCAGCCTGGCTAACCGGAATAGCTGACGATGCACACCCAGCCAACAACGCTACCGCCAGCGCTCCTACGATCAGTTTCATGAAGGTCACTCCTGTGGAAATGCTGGCAATGTAACACCCGCTGGAAGCGTGCAAAAATTTGTGCACCGAAAGGGTCAGGGTGCTGCTGTCTGTGCGTGAGGGCTCGCAGGAACCGACTCCATATAGCCTTTTATGCAGATCAGCTTCGCCGACTTCATAAAGTCCTTAAGATCGTTCTGCCTTTCTTCAGCAGTGTCTCGTACGGGGTAGGTAAGCACCATTCGTGACAAACTTTCCCGCATGCTTTTTCTCGCCGCTGATGGCACTTCATATTGGTCTCGATCAAAATAAGGCGGCTCATTTGCCTGCCTGCCGAGCATTATCGCGCCAGCGTCGAGGGCTAGTTGCGAACAATGGTCTATTTCGCCACGACTAAAAACTATCTTCCCACCGTCATCAGTCCAAGCCATTGCAGATGGGGAGCCGAGCAAAACAGCGCATGCAAGTGCAGTAGTTAGAAGCTTGTCGATCATTGCGATCCATCGTCTGAAAAAAATGAGATTATCATTCGACGGTCTTTGCCTCCACCACGGAAAACTCTCCAACATTATGTGCTTAATCCTGCCCCCCTGTGCCTGAGAATCAGGCGCGTCCGTTCGAGCCACGGCCCTCCGAAGACAATGACCTCTGACGGCCTACCATACAGGTGGTGCAGCAGGAAAGGCCCGGGGCCGAACGTCGCGGCATCCTCGCCGGGCAACGCCGGATCAGCGCCGAGAAAGATGCCGGCGTGATTCGGGTAAACCGTGCGCCCCACTTCCATCACGATCATATCGCCGCGCTGCGGCTGGTCGACCCGATAGAAGCCGGCGGCTTCGTAGTTCGCCTCGTACAGGCTGGTGTTGTCCTTGCTCTCCCACCAGCCGTCAGCGCGCTTGAAGGCTTCGAATTCCAGCCCCCACTCGCGCTTGTACCAATCGGCGCAGACCTGCCAGCAATCCCAGGCACCGTGTACGAATGGCCGCTTGAGCAGCGGCACCTCGCCGGACGGCATGACGGTGCGCAGGTCGCCCTCTGGCCAGCTGATGATGTGCCACGGCATGGCCGTCGCCTCACACATGGCCAGGTCGCGCGGTGACGGTCGGCTGGTGGCGTCCGGATGCGAGTGCACCACGCCAATCACTTCGCCGACGTCTTCGGCCGCTGCGTACTCCTCGGGATCGATCCGGAACTCTTCGTTCGGCTCGGTCGCGACGTTGCGGCACGGGCAGTACTGCTGTTTGCGGCCCACGGCGAGCAGCAGCCCGCAGCACTCTTTCGGGTACTCTGCCGCCGCGTGTGCCTGGATCGCGTTCAGAATGTGTTTGCGCATGTCAGCTCCGTGCGATCAGCGAAACGGCCGGGAAGCCACCGAACGGCAACGGGTTTCCCTCGCCGAAGCGTGGGATGCATCCCTTGCCCAACGTGGCATCACACTCGTCCAGTTCAGGGTTGTCCGTGACGACACCGTCCTTGGTCACGTAAGGGCCGGTATAGCCACAGTTCGGCCCCCGGTAACCGCCAGTGAGGCACCAATGGCACAGCGTCGTGGCCTGCCGCCCAATCGACTCGTTACCGACGTCGCCCGGGCTGGCCAGCTCCCAGCTGACCGTTTCCCCGTCCTCGTTCATTTTTTGGTCGATGTACCAGACCTCGATCGTCTCCTGGGTCAGATCTGCCGTTGGGTTGCCGGCCGGGAAGTTCGCCGCGTCCAGGTACGTGCCCAGCGTGTGGCGCATCGTCAGCTTGAACTCGAGCAGATCCTCGAACGCCAGACAGAGCGCAGTAATGCGCCCATTGACGTTGCCGACCGACAACGTGGGCCGAACCGCCGTGCCGTCGCCGTTCGCCTCGATGCCTTCGATCTGCATCGGCCAGGCGCTGTACTCGTTGCCCTGCCAGTAAATCGCTTTCGCCGGCAGCTGGTCCGCGTCGTCGCCGGCGGCGATCAACTCGGCAGCCGTGTGCGGTATCGCGTGCCCGTGGAAGCGCAAAACATCCGCGCCGTAGTCCGTGCCGTCCAATTCAAAGAGCAGCACTTCGCTGCCAGGTTCAAGCACCTGGATGTCACTGATCAGCGGCATGATTGCCCCTTATGGTTGGAATGCCCGCTCGAAGGTGGCGGTGAGTTTGAAGACGCCGCCGCCCATTGGTGTGGGAGCGGGATTTTTGCAGGTGAACAGGCCGAGCTCCCCGAGCGGTGTTGTCCAGAGAAACGCCTTCGCCCCGGCGTGCCGATCGAGGAACTTCATGATCTCCAACACCTTGGCCTTTTGACCTACGCAGGTAACCGGGTACGAGTCCTCTTTGTTGTTAGGTCCGTCTCCGACGTTTTGCGCGTAGCCATTGCCGAACTTCGAGGTGCGCACCCGATAGTTGATATCGGGTGTTTCCCCGCGCTCGGTTGGCCAGGTAAATTTCTCGATGGCCATCAGCCCCTCCCATTTGTCAGGCGCCAGATCGAACCGCCCGGCTGCAACGCTCTGGCGATCGCGTTTTCCGCTTCGGTTTTGGCGGCCTGCTGGATGCTCTTGCCAAGCTGGTTGGTTGTCTCTTGCGAAACACCCGCGCCTTCGCTCCCGGACGTCTGCACCGAGACAGCAACCGGAAAGTTGTAAGTGTTGCCACCACCGCCGGACATTGCGGCTAGTGCAGGCCCGCCACCGGTGGTCAGAGGCGTGACGCTACCGCCGTTGGCACCCGTCATCAGGAACGACCGGCCGCCCTCGTTATAGAGCTCCGGCCCCAGTTCGTTGACTTCGTACAGGGAGTTCGGCGCAACAGGTCCGCCAGCCGCCCGGTACCCAGAAAAATCGATACCGGTGTAGCCGGCCTGCGATGCTCCGAGGTCTGAAGACACGGCACCGGCAGATCCAGCGGTCAATCCATTGCCACCGCCACCACCGAAGTACGAACCCGCCGCTGATGCAGCAACGCCGAATAGAGCGCTGAGCCCTTGAGACGTAGCCTGTCGAGCGGCGATCTTCGCCATATCCGCCAACACCGATTTGGTGAAGTCAGAAAACGAGAATTTGCCGTTGATGGCGAAACTGGCTACAGCGTCCTCTGCCGAGCTGAACGCATTGGTAAGCAGGCTTTTCGTCTGCCCTGCCGCATTCTGTGCGGATTCCAGATAGTTCTGCCATGCCGACGAGGCTCCGGCACTCCAGTCGCCCTGGGCTGCCGTCATCTCGTCGTAATTGGCTTGAACCGTGTCGTGCAGGTCCTGCTGGGTTGCCTTCAGCGCCGCCAGCTTCTGCGTGTACTCGTCAAGGCTCATGCCGCGCGAGCCATCGCCGTACTGGTTCGCCAGATCCAGCTTCTGCTGATTGAAGCGATCGTCGATGCCGTTCTGCTGGCTCATCAGATCGCGCTGACGATCTCCCAGGCCGATGCCCGCCGCCGCACGCTGACCCTGTTCACGCAGAGTTTTGACTTGTTGCTGCAGCGCGCTGCTATAGGTGTTGACGGCCTCGGTCTGCTTCTTCAGCCGGCCCTCTTCGTTCTTCGCCAGCACGCTCAATTCGGTGTCAGCATCCTGCTGCACCTTGACCATGGCGGCACGGGCGTCGGCGATTTTCTGGTCAAGCTGGATGCGCTGCGCGGCCGATGTGCTGGCTTTGCTCTTCGCCGCTTCCAGTGCGGCGATCTCAGCCTCATACGCAGCAGTAACTTCGTCGCGCTCGTTGCCGATCATGGCTTCACGCGCTTGCAAATAATCAGCCTGCGAGATCAGACCGGCCTTTTGCGAAGCCTCCAAGTCCTTTTGAGCATTTTTGTACTCGGCGAGCACGGTATTGAGCGCGTTTTTCGAGTCATTGAACCCGGATAGATCGACGCTACCCGCGGCAGCTTTGGGGTCCTTTTTCTGCTCGTCGATTGCCTTGCGCAACTGGTCGTAGGCGCCACCGGAAAACTTCTTCCCGTCAAACTGAACACCATCCAGCAGCGCTGACTTCTGACCTGTCTTTTCCGCGTTCTGATAGAGCTTGGTGAACTGGTCGTCGAGTTTCTTGTACGCGTCCCGACGCTTCGCGAGCGGATTCAGGTTGTCCATTTGCTTGTCCAGTTCCTTCTGGACTGCGATCAGTTCCTTGTTCGCTCGGGTCTCCTCACCGGTGGCCGCAGCGTTGCTTTCGCTTGCTGACAAACGCGCCTTCAGCCCTGCAAGTCTGGCTTCCAAAGCCGGCGTCGAGTCGTCATTCTCCCCGTCATCCAGCCCCAGCGAAGAGTTCAGCCAGCTGAGCCCGTTGGATAGCGCACCGGTAACGCCACCACCCTTCCGGGTATCCAGCACGCGCTGGGTGATTTCGATCTGCTTGGCCAAGTCGGGAAAAATCTCAGACCGAACTTCAGCATAGGCACCCTTGATGGCCACTTTCACCCGATCCCAGTCACGCTCGATGTCGGACAGGGATTCGCGGTAGTTCTTCAGACGCTCCAGGGCCGACTGATTGAGATCTTCACTGAGGACGTCCAGTGCTCGCTGATGGTCTCCCTGATCATCAATCGCCTTGATCGTCTGGTATTGCTCGTAGGTAAGCAGCCCATACTGGTCGCTGATCTTCTCGGCGGCTTCTGTAGCGGTGTCACCGGCATTCGCGAGCGATTTGGCGATGTCTCCAGCGCCCTTCCCTGTCACTTCACCTATTGCTGCGGCGGCCTGAGCCAGGTTCTGCATTTGGACGCCGCTGGTAGCGGCACCGGAAGCCAGCGCAATCACCGCCTCGCGAGCGCCAGCAAAGTTCTCAGTGATCGCACCAGCGGATTCAGCCATAACCTTGAGGCTGGCAATGCTCTGCCCGGCATCGTTCGATCCGCCGTTGATGGCGACGTTGAACTCGCGGGCCTGCTTCTGTGCGTCGAAGTAGGCATAGCCCAGCGCGCCGAGGACACCGGCCAGCAAGCCGGCGGGAATCAGCGCTGCTGCCAGACTCTTGGCGGAAGCGCCTGCCCCGGCGCCGAGCTGAGCAACCGCCCGTGCACCACTACCCCAATCCCCAGACTGCAAGGCATTGGTCAGCTGCATCACGTTTTCTTGAGCCTGGCGGGTGCCGAGCTTCAGCTTGTCGAATGCAGTTTCTGTCGCGGTCAGGCCGTCACGGTCTTTGCCGATCTTCGCCAGCGCCTCACCATAGCGAGTCGCGTCAATCTGACCGGCCTTGTACAGATCGTTGAGTGCTTTTTCCTGCGCCTCCAGCTTTGCCAACTTCGCAGTGACCGGGTCGATGCCGTTGACCGTGCGCTTCAACGCTTCGATATGACGGTTTTCAGCATCGATCAGCCGCTGCTTCTGTGCCATCTCCTTGGCTTCGGCTTTCTCGATCTTGTCGTAGGCCTTGGCGAGCCGGTCCTGATAAGCCTCCTGCTGTTCAATGGTGACAAGACCACCCTTGCGAGCACGCTCCAGCAAACCTTCAGCCTGGATCAGTTGCTCCATGCTGCCGATGTTGCCGGACATCGCCTTGTCGAGCTGGCTGATGATCGCGATTTCACTGGCTGCACTGGCACCGGCCTTGCGACTTGCATCGACTTGGCGCTCTTTGGCGCCCGTGGCTTTGTCGATTCCCTGAGCAGCCTCATTCTCAGCTTGGCTGATCTTCTTGCCGGTATTGGCCAGCCCCTCGCCAGACTTGCCGAGATCATCGATCGCTTTTTCGGCATCTGCCGCCGAATCGACCAGTTTGTCGAGATCGTCAGCCGCCTTGGATGCAGACGAGGAGTTCACCTCGATGCCGAGGGAAGCGAAGGTGGTGCTCATTTACTGTCCCTCTGTTCCGCCATCACCCGCAGGGCTTCGGCTTCCATGACGCGGATATCTGGAAAGACGCCGGCGACCTCCGACCGGGTAAACCCGAGGAAGCCCGCGACATGGCGAATTGACGTGTAATCGAGTCCGGTAGCGCCGCACGCGCCTGTACGCCACTGGGTGCCCATGGCCTCAAAGACCTTGAAGGCTTGCCAGACATCAGGCCAGACCTCACAGACTTCGTCGGGTATGTCACGAAGAGAAAGGCCGAAGGCCGCCAGCGATTCGGCTGACGGCCCCGGCTCGTACAGCTTGCGGGAGACGCTTAGGAGTTTCCCAAGCGGGCGTTACTGAAGGCATCGGAATAAGCAGCCAGTACCGCACCCGGAGTGGCGGCTATGGATTTGACCAGGATGCGCAAATTTTCGTCGGTGAACTCTTCGGCGATATCCCAGCCGGCGACGATCGCCTTCAACTGCTCAACCTGCAGGTCGATCAGCAAAGCTGTGAACTGCTCAATGCCAGCCTCTTCCGCTTTCTCCTTGAGCGCCTTATGACGATCGCCCCACACTGCGTAGAGGCCCGCCAATTCGGAGCGATCGCGATACTTGAACTCGAACTCGACGCTCACCGGATCGCCGCCGACCGTTGGCAGCATGACGACGTGCTTGAACGTTGGGTTCTGCGCGAGTGTGAACTTTGCCATGTGCCTTCCTTACGCCGAGGCGCTGTAACGGGTTGGGCGACCGGTCAGCGCGATGCTGATCACGCGAGTCATCAGGTTGTTGCGCGACATAGTCGGGGTCGAAGTGATCGAGACGTAGCCGTTGTAGATGATGCGGCTACCGCCCGGCAGGTTCAGGCGCAGAACGCGGGCTTGCTTGTCATCGTCCGCTGCCTCGCAGACGTCGACGTAGGGCTGCGATGGATCGTCGGCGACGGTGATGGTCAGCGTGATCGGGTTCTTGGTGGTCGGCATCTGGCGGTCATCATCGTCAGCCAGGAAGCCGAACGTCAGAAATTGCTGGTCGCCTCCGCTCGACCCGAGCTCGGTGATTTTCGAGATTTCGGTGAAGGTGGTCACCTCGCGCGCGGTACCGACGCCCGAACCGGCCGGATACTGCTGAATGTTGGTGGTGTTCACCCCATCGAGCGCGAAGGTACCACTGGCAATCTCGCCGACTTGCACGGCGCGGCCGTCCAGGCGAGTCCAGCCAGAGCTGAGGGCGATGATGTCGCCCTCAGCCAGCCCGTGCGCTGCCGCGGTCGCCACTGCCGGGTTCGCATTGGTCAGGGCGGTGAATGGGATTGCAGCGCCGTAGGCGGAAGCAATTTCGAACGTTGCGCCGTTGGGCATTTGAATGCCGGCCATGGGTTTTCCTCTCTTCAGAAATGACAAAACCCGCTCAATGGCGGGTTGGGGGTTTGCCCAATGGGCGGATTATTTAGCGGTTCCGTTATTCAGGAATACGGCAGTCTTGATAAGCCTCAAGGGGCAGGCCAGATTTGGAACCAATGACGACGCCGGTAAGGCCGCAGGAAGGACAACAGGCATGCTTTTCCAAATACCACTTTGTAATTTGACTCGGCGTAGACCATTCCCCACAGGCAGTGCAGATGCACCTGTCACTGGCAATAATCTCGTCGCGGTTGTTCCAGGCGTGATCCTCGGCCGACTCATCCAGCCACTGTAATCGCGCTTTTGTATCTTCATCCATGGTGACGCCCCTACCTACCCATTTACGTGGAGCGATTCTAGCGCGGGCCGCTCAAATGGTGTCAGCTCGGTACAAGAACGAGACCGGGACGGTGTAGGTCGTGTCGTCGGGAATGCCGGGGCCCTGATCAACTGGCGTCATGGTCACAACGGTCAACGAATTCTTCGTGTTGCGCTCGTACAGAGGGAACAGCGCTGCTATCTGGTCGGCCAGCGCACCGGCCGCGCCGCGATACTTGCCCGCCGGCGTCACGATGCTGACCTGAAACACGCCGGTGAACAGCTTGTGATCGCCGGCAAGCGTGTTGCTCGCGGTATCACCCGGTAACGTGAACGCTTTTAGGTAGGTTGCGCCGTCGACTGGCGTGAATTCCTCGTTCTCAACGACTACCTTCAGCGGTGTAGGTTGCGCCTTCGCCCAGGCGATCAACTTGGCCTCGTAGATCGAGGCAATGGTGTTGTGGCTCATACCTGGTTGTTCCTGATGGCTTCGTCGACGATCTGCTGAAATCGCGCGAGCGTGATGCGCACCATGCCGCCCGGTGCCTGCTTGGAATGGCCGTACTCGAGTGGCACCGCATATGGCAGGTTGTTCACGATGTACGCCGTTTGCCCAATAGTCAGCTGCTCGACCTGAAGCCTAAGCTTCGCCAGCGTGACGCCGCCGTCCGGATCGACCTGATCAAGCTCACCTTCAGCCGGCGTACCAATCGAGAATTGCCAGTTACCGCGAAATCGGCCGCCGACGTAATCCTTGCCGGCTACCAGTCGATTCACATTGAAATTTTGGTCGCGCTCGGTCTTTGTTAGCGGCTTGGCGTACTTCACGCCGCGCTTGAGCTTCCCGGCCTTGGTGAAATTGTTCACATCGAGATTGATGAGGGTGTTGCGCACGGCGACCTTAAAATCGTAATGATCGGCTGCACGAGTGTTGGTGGCGCGATGGACCACGTTCGCGGCCCAGATCTCGGGGTTACCCACCGGCGACATCCGAATAACGCTGTTGCCGATCTCGATCACGATTTCGCGGAAGGTGGCGTCGAGCCCCGCCTGGGCCTGCTCAGCGAACTGGCGGATGTTCTCGGCGAAACTGCCGTTCAGACCTGAGTATTTGCTCATGACCGCACCTGCAGCTCATAAAGGATCGGTGTCCCGGCGGGATTCACCTCTTTCAACGGCGGTACGATGGACCAGGTGCGGCCCTGAATGATCACCTTGTTAAGCAGGTCTGGTATCCACTCCAACCCCTGCGCGGCGATCTTGAGCTTCTTGTCGCCCCGCTTGATGAGGCTGTTGTTCTGGAATTCCTGACCGGTGAAGTCGAGCAGGATGCCTTGGGCGGTCTGCTCTTTGGTGGTGTCGGGCGGTGCCGAACCGGTTTCCGGGTCGTACTCACCTACAGTCGTTGCGCGGATAGTCACCGGCTGGCCAAACTCTGTGATCATGTCCAGGGCCATCACGGCCATTTCGTCGTAAAGTGCCATCTACCAACCTCAAAGGAATGAACATGACGAATCAAGAGAAAGCGGACTACTTGAGAGCCCTGCTATCCGCGTTAACCACACCAATAAGGCTATATGATGGAATACCGACAGACATGGGACGCCTTAAAGCGGCGGTTCGTGAGGTATTGATAGGAACGGTCGGCGAGTCAAAATATCGCAAGGTACAAAACTGGTACTTTCGCCCCAAGCGGATCTTCAGCATTGACGACTTCAACGACTTTGTTGATTTCGTTGAAACAAGTGATGCCGCACTGTCCACGTTCGACAGTTTTTGTTTGATACACCTTCACAAAGGCATGAAAAACTATTGATCACGCTCGCACAGCGAACAGCCCGCGCTTCTGTAGATAGTCAGCAAACTGCGTTGCACTCGGCCGGTCAGGCGCCGCCGGCAACAGTCGTCCACTGGTGTTCGGGATCGGCGCGTATTCGCGAGTTACCGCGCCTTCGACACGCTCCAGCGTTACCGCGCCTTTGCGCTTCTCGATCGGGTCGACGTCATCAGTGTGGATCTCGGCAGCCAGCGCCATCTGGCCGTACTGGATCCGGGCCGGGAGGTAGTTGTCAGGCTTAATTTCGCGATCCAGCTCCACGCCCCGGCGCGGCCAGGACAGAGCCTGCTCGCTGTTGGTCTTCCGACCTTTCCACGTCATACCGTCCATCGCCAGTGCGGCACGACGCAGCAACGCTTCCTGTGCTGGCACTCCCTCCGGAATGACCACGCCGAACTTCACGGCGTACATAGCCAGATCTTCGGCGGATGCGTAGCTTTCGGCGTCAGGCTTGCCGGTACCGTCTTCGATGATGAGAGTCATGTATCAGCTCGCTTTGTGGGTTGGTATCGGGCGGCCGGTGACCGGCTGCCCGAGTTGTTAGGCCTTCGGCAGTTCCGAAACCGCCTTTTCCAGCGATTCAACCGAAGCATTCGCCCGGTACGGCACATTGGCGGCGTCGAGTTGCGCTTTGAGGCCGGCGATCTTCTCGGCACTGTCGCCATGTCCAGCAGCCGCCTTGAGCTGTTCGACTTCGGCGCGTAGCGATTCGCACTCGCGCACCAGGCTGTCACGTTCGCCCGTGAGGGTGACGAATCCTTCATGGATGGACTTCAGCGAGTGAAACAGACGGATCGGCAGTTCGCCGGCGCCCGGGTGTTCTAATTCCGATTGTCCCTCGGCGGCGTCGATCAGTCGCAGCAGGCCGTCGCGCTCAGCATTCAGCTTGCCGACCAACTCATGCAGTTCGCCACTATCTTGGCCAGCGCTTGGCAGCGCCAGTGCAGAATCAACCTGCCGCAGAGTCACCTCTGGTACGTCGTCTGCCTCCCCCTCTCGGCTTTCGGTAACGTTCGCGTCGATGATTCGGAGGCCGCGCTCCTTCGCCAGCGCCTTCACGTCCTCCAGATACTGGTGAAACGGACCGGGCAGATACCAAATTTTGTTGCTCATGATTGCATCTCCGCCAAGCCGGGCACATGTCCCGGCTTGGACATCACGGGGTTACTTGGAGGCGTCACCGATCAGAGCAACACCGGCGGTGTGCTTGATGCTGGTGGCGGTCTTGTCCCAGTTGGTGCCGGTGGCGATCTCGGCATCGGTCGGCGACTTGCCGCCGTTGGTTTGATCCCAGGTGTAACCCTTCAAGCCAAGACCGAAGGAGTAATCGACCTGAATGGTGGTCTCGATGCGCTCTTTGCCGTTGGAGGTATCGACGTTCGATACCTGATCGCGGTTGTCGTGCACCAGCGCAGCACCAGACACCAGAGACAGGATGATTTCCTTGTTCGGGGTGCCCGCCTGCATCAGCGCCGGCGCGTCGGTGACAACAGTGACCTTGCCCAGGATATCGACGACACGGACGTTGCCGGCGACGAACAGGTTGGTCGAGTTGGCAATGGCCTGGCCGACCAGCTTGTGCCAGGTGGTGCCCTGCATGACTTGAGCAACCAGAGACTGGCTCGCATCGCCGAACTTCGCATGTGCGTTGTTCAGGCCGGACTGGGTGATACCAGCCGTGGCGGACACATCGTTCACTGCGGTCGGCTGAGCGGTAATCGCACCCACCAGAGCAGCGATTGCGGTGTTCAACTCGTCCTTGAGCAGGATTTCGGCGAAGGCGCGCGAGGCAACCTCGATTCCTTGGACAGTCGGGCGCTGCAGCCAGCTCATCTGGGCTGGCTCGTAGCGGATCGGACCGAAGCCACCGGCGATCTTGACCGACGAGTTCTTGAGCTCGGTCAGGTCGGTGATCGGCGCAGTCCCGTTCGCAGCGTAGCGGTCAACGCGGCGCTGTGCGGCGCCCAGGGTTTGGAAGAACGACTCTTGGAGGAAATCGCCGGTAAAGCCTTCCGCCGAGATGATGATCGCGCCATTGCTGGCGGCGTTGAAAGCAGCAGTCATCTGGTCCAGCGTTTCGAGAGTCGCCGGCATGATGTACTGGTTGAAGACCTGCATTTGAGACAGGGACATGGATTATTTCCTTACGATTGTGGGAGATCTGGGTACTTGCTGGCGATTGCCGCAGTACGTTCAGTTTTGGTGCCGCCGATGTTTCCTTTCGCGGCCCCGCCGCCACCTCCAGCACCCGCAGCCCCGCCGCCCGATGCCTTGCTACCCGCGATCAGCGGCGCGAACGCCGCGTCATTCGCGATTTCTGCTTTCAGCTCGTCCAGCGTTGCCGCCGAGAGCTTGCCCTGTGCGTCGAGTACGACCACAACAGGCTTCCCGTCGCGCTGCTCGACGCTCAGGCGGCGCTCGATGTGCGGCAACAGGGCTTTGGCGCTGCCTTGAACAGCCAAGGCAGACGCGATGTCAGTAGCGGTACGGCCAACAGTCAGATCCCGGATCTGCCCGCTCAGCGTTGCGCGTTCCTGTTCCAGCGTGCCGGTCAGCTCAGCTTCACGGCGGGTGAATTTCTCAGTCCAGGAACGTTCGAGCTCTTCGACGTTGCCGGACTTGCGAGCGGCTTCTTCACGCTCCAGGCGTGCGGCTTCTTCAGCTTCGCGCGCTTTCTTCTCGGCCAGTTTCTTCTCGCCGAGCAGCTCATCAACCTTGGCCTTCAGGCCGGATACATCTTCTTGCTGCGGCAGACCCTCAATGCCGAGTACGAACTTGCCGTCCTTCTCGGTGTAAAGAGCGCGCACGGCTTCATCTACCCCTTCCAGGGTATCCAGTTGGAATTTCAGCATTGGTTGTCTCCCAGAGACGTAGGTGCAGGCCCTGCCTGCGTGAGAATCAGCCGCGTTTAGCGACATTTACGATAGGATTTGAGGTTTGCGAACGAGCACTTGGAGTGGCACCGATTCATGGAATCAAAAAAGTCGAATAGCTCAACATCTAGCGGGGGCTTGGTCGCCTGGGGTGCTGTTGCGGTGGCGATAGTCGGCTCATCGTTGACTTGGTTTTCTAGCTATCAATCCACAAAGCAAGCAATGACGCTCAGCTGTATTGATCGGATCGATAAGCAAGAGGCGATAGTCCGAGAAAAAGCGGCAAAATTCCTCAGTGCTAATGGGCGACTCAACAGCGAATCAGGAGATGAGCGCTTGAGCATTGACGACACTCGGCCGTTAGTCAGCGCGACAGTCTCAGCAGCTTATGAACTTGTCGCATACGCACCTGGTGATCTTGGTGAACCAACTCGTGGCTTCGCAGAGGCATTGGAAGCCGCTGTGAATAATGAGTTAAACGAGATTGATCACATTGATGAAATCGCGTCCGAGGGAAGAAAAAACATTGAACAGTGGCCGCATCAGTTCTCATTGGTCTTGAAAAACTTTGAGAAAAGCCGACTCGCCTGTTCAAAGTAGCTATTTGCCCAAACCTGCACGCTCGAATGCCAACGGCTCAAGCTTCCGCATTTCAACTAGATTGAGCGGAGCAAAGTTGCGATCAAGCTGCAGCTCGGAGAAGCGTTCGACGCTCAGGCCGCCTTGGCGAAACAGCTTCGCCCGAACCGGGCCAATCGCCCTATCCTGGAAGGCTGCCGGCTGCTGCTTTAGCCAGTCGTAATAGCTGAGATCTGCCCTCACCTGCTGCGCGCCACTGGCGCCGATGGATGCCCGAGAAGCGCCCTCGGCGAACAGCACGCTGAAGCGGGTCACCGCAACCACCGTCGACCGGCAGTTGATGTGGATCGGCGGCCTTGGCCCCTCGGTCAGCTTGAACCGGCGTTTATCCAGCGTCCGGCACTGGCTGGTCGTCTTCGAATCCAGCGTGCTGACCCATTCCACCGACGGCACGACATCGGAGTTCGCTTTCAGCGTTTCCATGCGCGCCTGGGTAGCGACGTGCTGCACCGCCGTCCGCACAATCGAGCCGGCGTTGCGGTTGGTCGTGGCCAGGATGCCGTCGTTGTACTTCAGCGCCTTGGTGCCGCGAATGTTCTTGATGATCTGGAAGTTGGTTTGGCCTTCGAAGAAGCCCTGCCGGATCGCGCCAGTGAGTCGTTGCCGCTCGGTGCTGGTGAAGCCATCAATGAACGACTTGAGCAGCTTACCGCCGTCCACGCCGCGCACGCTGAGCGGATTGGTGAGAATTGCCGCCCTGATTGCCGCCGCGCCAGGCACCGCCGCGTCGAACGAAACGCCAACCGGCGCCGCCCGTGTCAGGCTGGTCGCCTCAAACTCGGCCTCGTAATTGGCGATGTCCACCAGGTCGAGGTTCAGCTTCTCGCTGTACCGGTCGAAGATGCCCAGCAGCAGGCTGTCGACCTCGCTCAGCAGCCGCTCAAGCCGAGCGACGGTGTAATCCGTCAGGTCGGCTCTGGTCAGCCGCTCACGGATCGAACGGTCGATCTCCTTGAGGAACGGCGCGAACTTCGCCACCTCCCCCGACTTCAATTGCTCGAGGAAGACGGCGTGCCGGATCGTGGCATCAAGGATTGCTTGGTTTGCCGCCATTCGGAATTACCTCGTCATCATCCAGGGCCGGCCCGGTGCTTTGCGCCTCCAGTTCATCCCGGATTTCGTCGTCCGTCTTTTCCGGATTGATCACGCCGCGATCGCGCAGGTACTGCCAGAAATCACCTTCCGGCAGCTTGCCGCCCTGCACCGCGTTGAACAGCGCAACCAGAACCGTAGGATCGAGGGTGATCTGGCTGAAGTCCTGATTGAGCTTGTAGACCACCTCGCCGGCAGCATTCACGAACTCAGCCATCCACGCCAGGCACTGGCTGTAGGCCTCGCTGACGTTGCTGACCACCAGGGACAGAACGCTGTGTTCGGCGGCGCTATCGTTATCGGCCTGGGTGGCGGTCTTCACCGCACTACCACGCTCAATGAGCCGCGCGCCGAGCGAAACCATGTCCTGTTTCTTGGCGTCCATAGCCTCCTTGGCAACCGTGTTGGGCTGAGCCTGCCAGACGCCGCAGGTGCCACTGACCGGGAGCAGCCAGGGCGCGCGGGACCCAAGGAAAATTCCGTTCGATTCCATATGATCGCGCCACTGCTCATCAAGGCCTGCCATCCAAGGCTGAGGCTGGCCCACCAGGTAGGCGGCTTCCTCGTAGTCCGCGCTGTTTCGGTAGTGGCCGATGTTCACTTCGGCCATGTCGTACAGCGGAGCGTCGTCGATGGTGGTGTCGTTGTTCTCGCTGCCAACAAACTGGAACGGGATCACCGGCCCTGGCCGGCCAATCCCATTCAGCGGCGTGAACGGCGCGACAATCTGCGAAGTCTTGCTCGATCCCTCTTCCCAAACCTCTTGCGTGTACTGCCCAGCAAGATCCAGGCGCAGCACGCGGTATTGAATGACCTGCTCACTGCCGAAGCCATCATCCGTATCGACATCCACCGTCTCGCGCAGCACGACAAGGCTCAGCAGGTGCTGGCCGCCGACCTGACGAGTCTTCCAGTTGATGATCGACTCTGCGGTGTAGCTGGCGATGTTTGCCCGGGCGCGTCCGGATAGCTCGTCGGCCTTGCTGACCGTTCCAGCCTCGACTGATGCGTAATCCACCAGCAGCCCGTGGCGGCCTACCTCGAGCAGGTGACCAATCACCGACTGGGATTGTTGGTAGACGCTCACACCCTGGCCGTCGACGTCCTTGGCCACGTAATCGAGCGCCCCGGGAACGGTCAGCGTTGGCCAGGTGCGAAATACCGCACCGACGAGGCTGTGCTTCGTTCTGCCGGTGGCGTTGTAGAACACCGCTCGCTTCTTGTACGCCTCATAGCGCTGCTTGTTGTCCTCACTGGTGTCAGCCGCATTGGGCCTTGGCAGATACCGATCGCCGGCCGCCTTGATGGTTTCCGATCCCTTGCAGACGTCGCGCACCAAGCGCCAGCGGTACTGCGCCGCCGTGTACTCGGGACGGGTAAAAGTGACGTCCGTCATCGGGCGACTCCCATTTTCATTGAGGTGACCGGTTTAACGATCGGGTACTCGCGGTGAATGAAGTAACCGCCGCCGTCGTTGGCGTGGTCGTTGCCTTGGCTCTTATCCGGCTCGCCGTTGGGCGCCCAGATCTGCTGCTCCAGGCCGTCGGCGTATGTCGGGCAGGTGAACGGGTTGACCAGGTAACGCCGCTCGCCCTGCGCGTTGCAGAACATGGCGTTCATGGCGTTGATCCGATCCTTGACCGGTGGGTTGGCCGCGGGCGCGATGACTGTGAAGCCTGCCTGCTTGAGCATGGCGATATCGGTAAGGCTGGCATTGACCGACTTGCGCGAATCGCCGGAGGCATCCGGGTAGATCCGGATCTCGCAGGTCTTCTTGTAGTCGTTGCCGGTGTGTTCCCAGTAGCGTTCTTTGATGCGGCGGATCATGTCCGGCGTGTCGTAGCCATCCATCAGCTCATCCACGGCGCGCGGCAGGCCCTGATCGCGTTTGACGTGGGTGATCGCCGCCATCTTGCCGACGTTGAAGTCCATACCGATGAACAAAGGCTCACCGGGCTGCACAGTGTCGAAGCACTGATTCAGATTGCGGTCGTAGGCGTGGTAGATCGACCCGGACGTCAGGTTGACGAACTGGCCATTCAGGTACGCGCGGATCAGCTGCTCGGGGTACGACTCCATCAGCGAGGCGATGTAGTCGTCCGGCAGGTTCAGCTCGTTGTCGAAGGTGCTGGCCTGGATCAGGCCATACATTTCCTTCAGCGCCGGTTTGTCGCGTAGCTGCTTCACGAACTGCAGAAAGACGAACTTGAAGCATTCCGGCGTCGTGGTCACGTCCACGCCGTTCTTCAGCCCGGGGATGTTGTAACGCATCCGGGCAATGATCTTGCGCCAAGCCTGCTGCGCCTTGATCGACGTCAGCACGTCCAGTTCGTCGACCAGCGCGTGACCGATCTTGAAGCCGACGATGGTCTGCGGCTTCTCCATCGACCGGCAAATCACAGTGCCGCGATACTGCCGGCCGCTGTAGATGTGAACCTCATGGTTCGCCTGGTTGATCTTTGTCTTCAACCCCCAGTCGTAGGCCACCTCCTCCATCGTGGGATAGAAGATGTCGCGGATCTGCGGGTAAGTCGGTGCGAAGTAGCCAGCGTTGACGCCGGGCCACTCCATGAAATGCTTGCTCAGTGCTGAGCATCCGACCCATGTCTTTCCTGAGCCGAACCCAGCAACGAATGCGCGAAACTTGTGGGGCAACAGGAGGAACTGCGACTGCGGAACGTTAAGGCTCGGCATTCGGCTTCCTCGCATCCACTACGTCGACCTGAATGCGCGTCGGGATTACCGGCTCATCATCTGGCTCATCCTTCCGGTGGCGGTTGACGTAGACGTCGCCGACTTCTTTCGCGGCCTGCTCCAGGATCTGCATGGCAAGGCCGATGTTCTTCATCGTCTCCGCCTTCTCGACGAACCGGTTCATGGCCCGGAGGCGGTATGCTCGGTTGGCGATCGGGATCTCGGCGGTTTCTTCTCGGAAGCGCTTGCGGGCATCTTCAAACATCGTCACCCAGCGCTTGGCCAGGCCTCTCCCTGATGTCTTTGTGGGGTCGTGTGTTTCAACCTGCTGGCGAGTCACCGATATCCCGTATTCCTTTTGGACGGCTTCAACAACCTGTGAAGGCGTGTCGAAGCACGCCAAGGCCTGAACGATAAAGGCCTTCACGTCGTTTTGAAGGGCTGCCATAGATTTTCATCCGTCCAGAGCCTGTCCAGAATCAGGCCGACTTGAGCAGACAGGTTCCGCAGGCCCTCGATATGTTCAATTTCCCCACCTCAGCAGGATTGTTTGCAGCGTCCACCAGCTCTTGAACAGATGGGCTCGCACCGTACCGGCGGACAACACCGACGAACTCTTCAACGTCGTGTCCGCGCATCTCAAGCTTGGGCAGGCCATCTTGGGTGAACTTGGGTGCGCCGTACTGATCCTTCGCCTGGGCTATGTGATACAGCTCATGTTCGACCAGCGCGCAGAAGTCAGTGTCAGAGCACTGGGCGCAGTAGTCGGCAGCCAGGGTGATGATGTAGGCCGGCACGTCGCCGAACCAATCCAGCATCTGCTGTTCCATGCGTGCCTTCTGCCAACCGCCGGCGCGGAACACTACCTGCTCAGCTTGGCCCACCACCGTCCGCCCCTTCTTCATGAAGGCGGCAGACGCCCACATCACACGGATGTCCGCATCGATCAGATGGGCATGCTCTTCGTTATGGATGCTGCCAGTGTCGGCAAGGACTTCGGTCTGCATCCACTCCCATACCTCGGGGGCTGGCGTCAGGCGAATGCCACAGCTGGACACATCTGATAGTTCTAGGAGATCCCGAGGCGGGCGCGGCCTTTCCATGGGTTATATCCCTACTGATATGATGGCCAGCTGCCATTTTTTGTTTACAGGATCGTGCATGACGCAGGCTAACTCGGGAATATTGAAAGCAACCGTACAACTCGTATTTAGAGGTGCGGGTGTGGCTGCACTCATCACAATCGCATACACGATGTGGCACGACGCCAACGAGAGATCCACTGCATTCGGGGAAAACAAGGCCGCATTGGCATTTGCCAATGGTCAACTTACAGAGAGCAAAGCCGAGAATGAGAGGCTGAAAACCGAGAAGGGACAACTCCAGCAACAGATTGACGATCTGCGGCAGCAAATCTTGACTGAGCAGAATAACTACAGATATGACAAGAAGCTGCTAGATGAAAGCTACGAGAAATCTCAGAAGCTCGAAGGTTACGTCGCTCAGCTAACCGCAGTGCTCAGAAATGCAGATCCCTGCGCACCGATTCGCCAGGAAATCACTTCGCTTGAAAAAGAGTTGCAGCGTCCAGCCTACATAGTGCCCCAGCTTAGCGACGTCCAACGGGCGCAAGGGCAATCGAGCTTAGAAAAAAAATATAAGTCACTCGATGTTTGCCAGTCATCACGTAAATAAATCCTCGTTTACTTGGTCGTCATAAACCACTTCGAATGCTTGTCACCGAACGACCCAGTCCACGAGGCAGCACATGGACACTGTCATCGGCCGCTACGGTCAGGTGCAGGTGCTGGTTGGCGATGTCATGTATGTCTGCGGTCATGCCTTCACCATTTCGTGCGTCTGGGCGTGGGCGTGCCCGTGCAGCTCGGCAACGATCAGGCCCTGAGGCAGACCGGCAGCCTTGGCAGCGTCGATGGCCTTGGTGATCGCGCTATCCATATCGGTCAGCGCCTTGTTTATGTCCTGGCTCATTGGGAGCGCATGGCGCAAGCGGGTTACGTTGGTCATGCTCACTCCAGTGTCGCGACACAATTTGCAGGTTCGCGAAACGTGTCGCGACTTACTTGGATCGACGCTCGATCCCGCCCGGTGCCTTGTCACAGCGCAGGCAGTGCTCGCAGTTCAGTGTCCGGCACAGCCAGGCCTTCACCCGCTGCCACCAGATGACCATGAAGATGTGACGCATACCGGCCAGGGCCAGCGAGACGTGCAGCGTGATCCCGGCAGTGGTCGGGCCCATCATGAAGATGTTTTGCTCCCGGCTCATCACGACGAACCCACTGATCGCGATCGCCGAATAGATCAGCTTGCCGATTACGCCGTCCCGCACTTTCCCGCTCAGAACACACCAGGTCGCCCACAAGGCAATCAAACCGCAGGCGATGGAGTTGATCAGTTCAAGATTCATGGGCTGCCTCCCCCGAACCGCTGGCGAATAAGCGCCCAGAGGTCAGCGGCTTTGATGGCTCGGTTGATGGCTGCGAGCAGCGATCCGCCGAAGGTGCCGAGCAGAAAGCCAATACCGGCAACAATCTTCGGTTCGGTCACTCCCAGATAGCTGCTGACCATGCTCGTCAGGTACAGCGAGCAAGCGATGCCAGTGATCAGGAAGATCAGCCAGGCGCGCCAGTCGGCAAGATCGTCTTTGTGCCACCAGCTTGCGACGACAGCGCCGACCAATCCCGCGATCAGCAATTCAAACCTGTCGATCTTGTCGAGCAGGCGCTGCAATAACTCCATGCGCTCGACTCCGTGTGCATGATGGAAACGAAAAGGCCCCGGCGAGTGCCGAGGCCTAGAGACGACAAAGCCCCGCTAAAGGGGGCCTTGGATGAGGTTAAACCTCAAATAAAAAGGGGACTTGACCATTTGCTACGCACCCCGCCATAACGGCGGCAATTGAAAGTAGTGTTGCTTGTGCGATTACAGCTGCAAGTTTTTTAATCATCTCTTACTCCTTATCCGCAATCTTAGCTGTTGCGGTCAGCGATCCAATAAATAGTGCTAAAGCTGTCGAAAAGACCATCAGTATGCAAAGGATCGCCATCAAGGCAGGCTGCGCAATCGGATTCGAACCGATAAGTCCCCAGAAGCTGGGGGGTAGGCACACGACCTACACATACGCAGATATTAACAGACACACGACTCGCAACTAAATAATCGGCGTAAAAAAACCCAGCTGATTAGCTGGGCTTCGGGCAATCACTCCTTAACACGCGCAGGAATGACAGGATGGATATAATTTCGCTCATACGATCATTTCTTGTCAATAGGCCGAGAAAAATTCTGTCGCCTATAGCCATTGAAAATGAACCAAATGCCCCCACATCAGACATGGCTGTTCCCCCTGAAAAAGCTGGAGATCAAAAATGATCGGAACGATCAGTGGCCAAGCTCTGAACTTGGCAAAAATGCATATCGCTAACTACTGCCTCGCCTTGAAAAATGAGGCTGGTGCAGTAGACGTAGTACACGTTGTAGTGGGCATCAACGATAGATTTAAGCTAGTCAATACGGCAGATGCGCTCGCGCTGGCGAATGATGTGAATCACTTCTACTTAGCGCTACTTAATCAGCAGGTTGAAGAGATCAGCCGTGGCGGCTACTGGAAGTTTAAGGCCATTACAAAGGGCGAAGCTCTAATCCAGCTCACGCGCGAGCTCACTGCCCTCGGCGCATGAGCATGGTGGCGAGGACAACCTCGCCGCCATTTATTACGCTGCTTCTCGAGTGAGTAGGCCCTCTGCCTCCAGAATTATCCTGACCTGCTCGAGTGCGTCGTCAATCAGGCCGTTCAGCCTCTCGTTGATATCTGCCCTCCAGCGTCGCCGGGTCGACTCAGGTGCTGCATCCAGATCCCAGGTGTTCATGTCATAGAAACTGTCGGGCAGGATGATCACATCTTCCTCCACGGCCTCGACGCGCTTCTTGTCGGCAACTCCAGCAGCAACTGCAGCCCTTATGATGGCCTCTCGACGCCAGGCAGGAGTATCCAGTGGTATGTCCACCGAGACCGCCTTGGCTCCCTTTCGTGCAGTACCCGGTAGCTTAGGAATGGCCCAGGCCGTGACGGCCTTGAACACGAATAGTGGCTTGGCGGGGCTCGGGATCAACGGCTTCACAGCGGCGATCGCTTTGACCTTCATCGCTTTGCTGGTGCTGTACTTCGCCACGAGGGCATCCCAGTATCGCGGTATCAGCAGATGGTGCAGTCTTGCTGCTACCCAGTAGTCGACCTGGGTCCGGTCCAGCTCCCCGCTAGTTGATGACAGCGATGCCAAACAGCCGCCCTCCTCTTCGTTCGGGCTGTAAAGTTTCTGCCAGGCTTGGCCCTTGGCGACGCCTTTCTCTCCTGCCGCCAGGGCGGCAACAACTGCTCCAGATACGCTGGTATAGATCATGCTGCTTCCCCCTTCTTCAATTCCCTGGTCTTTACCCGGAACTCGGCGGTGATTGCCTTGAGTTCATCTACGGTGTGTTTGCGTGGTTTGTGATCGGCTTCAAGCGCTTCGACAGCCTCAAGGCCGATGCGGGCAATCAAGCCGTTGCGGAAGCCTTGCGAAACAGTCTGACCCTTTCGGGCGTACTTGGATGAGCCGGCATTGCAGCTTTTGCACTGCAACCAGATGTTGTTGGCCACCAGTCGCAGTTCCGGCCGGGCGCCCTTGCCGAGAAAGTGGCCCGCGTCAAACGCGCCTCCAGTCTTCCAGCCTTGCGCCGCCAGGATCGATTCCTGTGATTCGCCGCAGCTGATACAGCCGCTGCCGATGCTCAATTCGTAAGCACGCCGGTAATCGCGCACAGCCTTCTCGGCATCTTTGAGGTGATCCGTCCTGGTCTTCAGCTTCTCCTTCCGGACCTCGATCTCGCGGCGGTTCCACTGATCGATGGCCTTCTTCGCTTTCTGTTCATTCCGGGGTGCGTCCTTCAGCGCGCAGGCGGGGCTGCACACTGCCTGACCCAGGCGTGCAGGGACGAATGAGGCCCTGCAGGTGACAACACGGCATTTCTTCGGTTTGGGCTGCTTCCGCTCAATCGTCATGCAGCCTCCTGGCTCAGCAGATCATCGAAGTACACGCCCTGAGGCGCGAAGCGCGCGACGATGCGGTCGGTGTAGGCGATGCCCTGGGCCCGATTGAACAGACTGGTAACCGGAAAACCGTCCGGGCCGAACAGATGGCAGCCCCCCATCATGGCAAGCTTTGTCTCGTACGACAGGTGACGCATCACCCGATACCACTCCGCCTGAAACCCGGCATCCTCATTCAGCAGGATCTGCACGCCGACGTGCAGCTTGCAATACCGGCGGGCGTCGGCTTCATCGCCGATCTGGGTCATCTCGGATATGCGTTTGTACATCGCGAACCAGAGACGGTTCTGGTCGAGCGTGCGGTCCTTGCCGGGCCGCAGGGATACCACGACGAACTTCTTGTCGCGGTACATAGCGCTAAGCTTCGTGATGGCCTCGGAGAGTTTCGCCTGACAGTTCACGGAGATTTTGTCAGCCATGGGTCGCCACCTTGTTCGGCAATCCGTTGATCAACTCGCCGAGTTGCCGTGTCAGTCGCTCGTTCTCGGCCAGCAACTCTAGCGCCACCTCTTCCACTGTTTTCTCCCCGAGAAAGTCCTGCAGTGCCTCGGTGTTGCGCTTCCAGTCTGCACAATCGGTGCGGTACGACGCCGCCTCGGCCCACAGCAGCTTCTGGAGTTTTTGTTTGTCGATGGTCATTGAGCCGCGCTCCTTGCTTTCAATTGTTCGGCCTGCTGAATCAGCAGCGCCCGGCGATCGGCCAGCTCGTTGGCTGCCAGAATTCGCAGTTCTGTTTTTTCCTCAGCGGATGCTTTCCGCATGGCGAGCATTGAGTCCTTCACCGCAGCGAGTCTTTCCCGAAGCTTCGAAGACGGACGCGCGACATCGCCGGTGAGCAGAGCCGCAACCGCCCGCCCGTCTTCAGTGACCGGCACGACACTCAAGTCGGCCAGGTACTGCTGAGCGCGCTCCTGTAGGATTCGCTGCATTTGCACGGCTTTGGTGATCGCCTGCGTGCGGCGGTTGGCGTCGAAGCCGACAGACACGTGCCAGTTGACCTGCTTGTTGTCTTCCCGGGCTTGTCCCACCAGCCGCTCGTAAGCGCTGTTGAACGCCATGCGCGCACCGACCTTGTCGCCGGCATCAAGGACAGGTTTCGCGGCAGCCAGCGCGAGCTGGATTTCGTCGGTCAGCACCACGGTTTCGAACTCGTCGTTCGTGGTCATTGCGATCGCCCATGCTTCGTCCTTGCCCGGACGCCCATCGGCAGCCTGGACGCGCTGGAGAATGTCGGCCATCGCGAGCTTGCCTTTCACCTCGAAGCGGCAGGCCTTCAGGGCAGCCTTCACGGTCGGCACCGAATAGGCGCAGAGGTCTTCGGCCATCATCGCTGCGGTGCCCGGGTTCATTTCCTGACCCATGGCCTCGGCGGTAGCGCAGATCGCTGCGGCGAGCCCGGCAACTTGGTGATCGTTCATTTCAGAGGTACTCATTGCGCTCTCCCCCTTGGCGCTTGGCCAAGACCATTTGCGCGGCCTGCTCGGCGGCGGAGACGTTTGCCTCGGTGCGCTCCATCTGGCGGGCGGTGGTGCCGTTGATGCGCTGACCAGTAACCCACTGGGTGTGGTAGCTCTCGGCGTTGGCCAGCAGCTCGTTGAGGCTGTGGCACTTGCGCAGGACGCCGGCATCGCTGGTTTTCAAGTAATGCGCGGCGACGTGGTGAGCGACATCGGCGCCGAGCCGGTCGACCAGTTGGCCGAGCTGTCCGCCAACCTTGGCGTTCCACACCGGCCATGCGCCCTGGTAGCGCTTGCGGTAGGCCATGGCGTAATTCGCCCAGACCTTGAAAGTTTTGCAGGACTGGTCCTTGGGGCCCGGCATGTCAGCGGGAATCTCAACCCGTGGCGCATCGGTGCGATCAATCACCAGCATCAGGTTGCGAGACTGAGCCGGCACCACCTCGGCGGAAGCCGGGGGTTCAATTGGTTCAATGACCGGTTCATTGACTGATTCAGAAGAGTGACTGGTTCTGGGTGCAGCTCCTGCACTACCCCCTAGTGCAGGAGATTCACTAGGGGGTGAATCAGCTGCACTACCCTGGTGAATCTGCTGCACTACCCCTGGTGCAGGAGGTGCACCACCATCAAGAGTCAGGAAGTAAACATTCGATGAATTGCCCTTCGGCCCACCCTTCCTGATTTCCTTGCGCAGCAGCCCTGACTCGCACAACGCAGTGATGTGGTTCATAACGGAACGCTTACTGATCTCGCACTGATCGGCAATGTGTTGATAGGACGGCCAGCACTCCCCCAAGTCGCTGGCATTGTCTGCCAG